TAATGGGAATCGAACCCATGGCACAAGGAACCACAATCCTTTGCTCTACCTACTGAGCTATAGCTACCATTTATCACTTAGAGTTTATGAGCTTAATCAAACGTCTGATCGTCCTCTTAAACTTTATTCTAGCGATGAGCTCGTCTAGCCCCATCTCATTGGAGGGCCGAGGAATCTTAGAGCTTTTCAGTCTTCCTTCTATTATGATCTTTTCATTCATTCTTCTGTTTTTTTAGTACCGTCGACAGGGTTCGAACCTGTTTAAGCTGCCTTATGAGAGCTGCTTCTTTTCCACTAAGCAACGGCGTGTGTTCCATGCTCACCACGTTAAGGCTGGCCGTGAGCGATGCTACCTACGATCGACTTTCGTCATGGAACTAGCGGAAAACAGAGGAGTCGAACCTCATACCCTAAAGTACATCTCGCTTAGCAGGCGGACCCTCTCACCGTCGAGGATTGCTTTCCATAGAGCGTAGTGGGACTGCAGTTCCCCGAGGCTCCTACGCAAGTTACTCCTCTTTGGTGCTTATGGCAGGTATCGAACCTACTACCTCCGACGTATCAGGTCGGCGCTCTGACCAATTGAGCTACATAAGCTGGTTACAGGACCCGCACCCTGCACTGAACTTGTACTTCGTTCTATTAAGCGTTTGCGGATCAGATAGGGCTCGAACCTACTATCTTCCGCTTAACAGGCGGTAGCTTATACCACTTAAGCTTCTGATCCATTCTTTAGTACAGACGACGAGACTCGAACTCGTAACCTCGATCGTATAAGGATCTTGCTCTCACCATTGAGCTACGTCTGTGACTGTGGAAGCGATAGGACTCGAACCTACACGCCCTTACGGGAACAGATTTACAGTCTGCTGAGCCAACCAATTGCTCAACGCTTCCAAATTAAGGAAAGAGGAAGATGGTTGCGTGGACATCCTCTTTTACGATCGGCTTTACTTAGGTGTATGTCTCCCAACTCCGATGACACCAACCGACATACACTCTCGTGTTATGGGTATCATCATTCCCCGATCAACCTTAGTGCACCCTGATGGATTCGAACCACCGACCAGTTGCATGTAAAACAACAGCTCTTCCTCTGAGCTAAAGGTGCGAGTTGCAGGATATCGCTTAACCTGCTGACGATGTGCACTGTTCGTCTTCGATGGCAACCATCACGATTTTTGTTACAATAAACTAATAGTGTTTATTGGATTGGTGAAGAACTGCAATAGAGTAAGATTTTTGCATTCTTCCCCATGTATCTTTATTTTATTTTTCTCCCAAGTCTCCATCCTTCTGGAATTAAAGAACCCTTATGAATTTTAATATTTTCTTTTTCATTGGTAATCCAACATGTTCCATATTGAGAATTGGAAGATCCCTTTTGTTTATTTTTAATTGAGTTCTTAATTTTTTCAATTGTTTCCAAACTATGTGAATGTCCAGTAAATCCACTCGAGTTTAAAATTGGAGTAAGGTGAATCTTTCGATATTCATCATTTTCCCATAATTTTGAAACCGTTTCACTCATGGTTTTAGAAAACTTTGCAGTTTTCCTAGAAATACTCGCAGCATCCATAAATTTCTTTTTATGTTCATCTGATGAAAAACCTCCACCTCCGCCAAGGGTTAAATTCATACATAATGTATCATTCAATAACTCTTCATTCACTATCGCAGCTTCTCTCAATTTCAAAGAATTTCGATCAAGTAACCATTCAAGTATCTCTACTGAATGGTTTTCTTTTCCGTGTTTATTGATAGACAGCCATAGTCTTCTGCCGCTTCCAATATATCCGTCTTCTAAATTAGAAGTCGAATGCATCCCGATATAATATCTCCCAGTAACATTACAAGTTGTCTTGTAAATGTAGTGATGGGTGTGTTGTTTTCTTGCCATAATGTACCTTCATTTTGATTATTTATCTCGATGAAGGTACAAAATAGTCATAGTGATCCCGCCGAGAGTCGAACTCGATTTCATAGATTAAAAGTCTATTACATCACCACCAATGTTTCGGGATCTTTAGTTTGCGACTCTTGTCGCTCTTGTCACTTTCCATGGTCTTTGGAATTTTTTAATTGTGGATCACTTTGTTTTTAATTGTGGCTCATCTAGATTAGTATCTGATCCATAAGATACTGCTAAATGAGCCACATCGTCTAAGTGAGAGGGCTCGAACCTCCGGCCTGAGCATCCCAAATGCCCCGCTCTACCAACTGAGCTACACCTAGTTATTGAGGAGAGAGCGGGATTCGAACCCGCGGATCCGTGAAGATCTCCGGTTTTCAAGACCGGTGCAATAAGCCAACTCTACCATCTCTCCTTAATCGTTGTCTCGGCTGGAATCGAACCAACACACTCGGAGCCAAAATCCGATGCCCTGCCTTTAGGCTACGAGACAATTAATGGCCAATATGTCAAAGAACTTCTTCAGAGCTCTGTGTAGGAATCGAACCCACTTATCTTGAGTACAAATCAAGTACATCACCTTTTATGTTTACAGAGCCTATAAAAGCAAAAAACCCGAATCTTTTGGACTCGGGTTCAGTTATTTCTAGTTAAACGTTTTTAATCTAGTTCATGATTCTCGAGTCGTTAGGTGATCGCGTCGGCTGCCCCTCATATCTAAAGTCGCACGCCATCTTGCTAATCGATTGCCAGCTGTGATTGCCAACCGATAAGAGCGCCAAATTTGATATGTTAACTCGTGTTTTCATTTCTTGTTTATTTATATCTTAAAAATGGTGTTTTTCTAAGATTAGTGGTGCAAATATACAAACTTTTTTAGAACTAGAAAAACCTTTTTAATTTTTTTTATGAAAATTTTCTAAGTATTTGGTTTTTAGTTAGACTTCCTTACCTCCGCCTAATGAAACGGTTGAAGTAGATACTAAAGAACTAGCAGCCGCTTGTAACGCTGCACTAAATTCAGGACTCTGTACGTAGTCTGCAAAACCCAATGTGCTTGCACCGTCTATCGTGTATTTGTTTAACTTTACTTGATCTGATGAGTTTCCATCGACCGTTGTGAAGCTATTACCGTCTACTGAAATTACTATTCCAGTATGACCTCCGCCTTGTCTACTCTTATAGAATATCTGGCCAGCCTTTACTTTAGTCGGATCCTGTATCGCATCGGCTCTAGTTATCTTGGTGACTCCAGTAGGAATCTTTCTCCAGTGATCAACGACTCCTGCAGTTTTAGGTAGAGGGTGTGTACCTCCAGTAAACTCATCAAAGATTCCATAAACGAATGCCATGCACCAAGGATAGCCTGTGCCTAGTCCAACCTTATTTAAGAAACCTTTAACCATTTCACCGCCGTTCTTACCTTCCTCCTTCTTTCCCAAGTATTTTTTAATGATTGAGATGAACTGTGAAGCCTTTTGCTGAGCATTAGTAGGTTCTACCTGAATGGCACCTTCCGTTATGAACTGAGAAAATGATCTGACAGTTGTCATCTAGTTTTATTTTTATTTATTCCTCAGAGCTGCCTACTCGATAAGGATGAGTCTATTTAGCTCTATGGATAGGGTTTGAACAGTTACCTTTGTGAGATCCCCATATGCTTTTACCAAAACCTACCTTGATGTATTCACACCCTTCGTATTCGTATTCAATTACTCGCTGATAATAGTTCTCAGTTTCTTTAGATAGTTCATTTGCACCCAAGTTTTTCTTTTCTTCGGGTTTGGCCTCACACGAAAGCAAAACCATTGATAAGATCAAGATAAGTTTATTCATAACGCTTTTGTTTTTATTTAGTAGGTGTTTCATATAATCTAAAACAGCGGATCGTTAATTCTTTTTAATGTTGATAGTCTTCTAAAATTTTAATCACACGTTTATAAAAAAGATCATTCAAATGTCTACTTTCATATAGCATCCCGTCTGAACGTGAGGCGCAATCGATCAAGTCTTCAAAATTTGTTGTGTCACAAATTGGGACTCTATGTTTAAGGTTTATGATTTTGCTATTTACTTTTTTTGATTCTGAAAAATAAATCACTTTTTTATTTAGTAACTGTGACCAGTATGTTCCATGATAGGTTGTCGATATTATGATTTCCTTAGAAGATATGAAGTCGATCAAGTTATCAATCGATTCGTCATTTTTTATTTTAGGAAAAACGTCGATGTTGACTGGCAGTCGAGTGTGTTCTATTATGCCCACTCTATCCGTCACCTCAAAGGGTTTATCAAATATCGAGTGTTTACAGGACACGCACGGTAGATATTCTGAATTTAATTCGTATGAAATGTCTCTAACTCCAGAGCATATTACATTTTTATGATTTAAGATACTGAATGCTGGGACCTCGGTGGTGTTACTACCCACTCCCCAAAAAATAACTTTATTGTTTTCAACTAAGTATTCTGTAGTTTTTTGTATTGAGTTATCATTAGTTGTTATTAGACCGCCTCCGCCTATGATGACTAACGAATCTGTAATGTTTGAGGATTCATAATCCTTATTTCCTTCAAGAAAAAAGTATACGTCCATGTAGTGAACTTGCCTTACCTTGAATTTTGAAAAGTCATAATATTTTAGAGGACTTGACCAAAAATCACCGGCATTACCTATGTAGTTTACGTTTATAAAAACAATCTCCTTCATAGTTTTATTGTTGCGGTTGCAATCCTAAGATAGAGTTTATTCTATTCTTTCCCTTTTCTCCGATTGGGATAGGGTTTCCTTCCTCATCTATTTGTACAAACTTTATGTGAGTCTTTAATACTAAGACCTGTTTTCCAGTATAAACGTTGTGAGCTCTTGCCTCCATGTAAAGGGTGACTGAAGAGTTACCTACAGCAGTTGGAAAACCATAAATCTTTAAGAGTTGGCTCTCCCGAGCAGGCTTTTCAAAGTTACACTTATCTATCGACACGGTCACCATTCTAGGACTGTCACAAAGCTGCATTGCATAACCAGCAGCAGATGCATCTATCCATGCCAAAAGCTTTCCTCCAAAAAGGTTTCCATGAAAACCCAAGTCTGATTTTTTGATTGGGTGAGTGTTTAATAGTTCCATTGTCATTAGTTTCTTTCGTAAGTCAACAGGTGAACGGTTGACACATGTAAAAAATCATCATATCTTTTCCAACCTTCTTGTAAAAGAAAACAGTCGATTAGGGTCCCTTTTCCAAGAATCCTAGTATGGATCTCATATCGAGTACGATCGACTATTTCCCTGCTCTCGTTGAATGTGTGCCATTCTACCCAACTTTCAGGTAAAAAATTATCGTCAACTGAGAGGATCACATCAGGCGACAACCTTTTATAGACTGCTGCTAGTTCTCGATAGTGGTGTAGCTGAGAAGGAGTCGGGTCAGGAACGAAAAGGTCGTATGAGTCAAAATAGATGTAATCGATTGCAGCTACCTCATCATCGCTCAGAGATTCTAAATAGGCGACAGAATCTGAAGTAATGTATTCAATCACGTCTGCAAAGCCCTTAGTCGTTTCCTTACAGTTATCGATCGATCTTTCGGAAATATCGATGGTTATGAGCCTACCGCCTGTCCAGTTTTTGATTAGGTCGGCAAATACTAGCGTAAAAGCTCCCATGTTATCGTCAAGCCCACTCCACATGGTACCAGTCTCGACTATAATTAGAGGCTTGTTTTTAGCTACTAGCTTCTTAATCACATACTCGTAATTGTAATACCTAGATGGTCCAGACTTAATGATGTCTTCCTTATATGGAGCGATAAAGTCTTCAAAGTTAAATTCGTTCATCATGTTTAGTTGTTTAAGGGAGCTTTGATTGCCGGATGTGATTCATAATTTTCAATGGAAAAATCGGACACTGAGTAAGTCGGTAGACAGTCTCCTTCTTTCCACTTAACTTCCGGTTCGATTTTTAGAGTAGGTAGAGGATATGGTTCTCTTGTACTTTTTTCTAAGGCAGCCGCTGCTTCAGTTATGTACAAGTTTTCCATTTCAACATCAGTATTTTTCATAACCCATTGAATCTTCTCTTCCCACGTAAGTTCTCTACCAATTTGTTCCTTCGCTTGTTCAATATGATTCAAATACAAATGAGTATCACCTAAATTACCTATCAATTCGTCAGGTACCATGTTTACTGCCTTAGCAATGATTTCAAGCAGTAGGCCATAAGAAGCAATGTTGAAAGGTAAACCTAAGAAAGTATCTACTGAGCGCTGGTTCCACATTAGAGAGATTGCTCTAGTTGGAATTTTCAATTCATCTAAAAACCAAGCATCAATCTCATTATGATACATTTTTTGTGGGTCATAATAGTCTAGTCTCTCTTGAAAACTCAACTCTCTTGTATAAACTTGAAATCCATAGTGACAAGGTGGAAGTGTCATTTGGTCTAATTCCCCAACATTCCAAGCTGAAACCATTAATCGTCTTGAATCTGGATTTGATTTAAGGTCTTGGATTAGGTTTGCGATTTGGTCAATTGAGTTATTTTGGTATGTTACTTTAACATCATATTTACTATAATCACCCCCATCACGAATTAAATCCATAACCTTAACTTTGTCAGAACTTTTTACATTTTTTAAATCATAATTCACTACATTCTTTCTACCCCAACTTCTCCATTGCTTACCGTAAATTGGCCCTAATTCACCATCCGTTCTGCCTGACTTGATGTAATCGCCATCCCATATATGACAATTATTATCATGCAAGTACTTGATATTGGTATCGCCACGCAAGAACCAAAGCAACTCAGTTGCAATTACTCTGAATGGCATCTTCTTAGTAGTTAATAAAGGAAAGCCTTCTTGCATATTGTGTCTGATCTGTCGACCAAAGACGCTAATTGTCCCTGTCTCAGTACGGTCCTCTTTTTTTACTCCATTGGCTAATATGTCTTGGAGTAATGCTTGATATTGTTTGTCTAAGCTATTCATCTTTATCCCTGTTTAAATAATGAATCACTGCTTGAGCAATCAGCCAAGTAACTGGTATGCACCACAGTAAGATTATTGTGTTAATTAACATCAGTGTTAGAATATTTTTTTCTTAAGTATTCTGCCCAAGCTGCTTGTTTTCTACCGTTTATGAAGAACCAACCCAAGTTGATCTCAAACCATCTAGTTAGCCTTTTTCTCATGCTTAGTAAAGTTCGATAGCCCTGTGTTGATTATTGATAGGAAGTCAAGAACCTCCTTCTTTGTGTTAAACCTAATCGCAGGATCGGTGTCAAAAACTTCAACAAACCACTCGCCGTCTAGTAGCCTATCGTTCTCGTTACTTATGAGCCCTAGACCGTTCGCTATGTGATAGTAATAGTAATAATAGTCTGGATCCGATGCTACTGCTACTGCATCGTCAGACAAAGACAATCCGTCTTCTTGGCAGCATTCAAAGCCAAGGTCAATTAGTTCCTGTTCAGTCATCTTTTTCTAGTTAAGTTTATTCTTTTTTCAGGCCTTACCTTTCTCTCTATCCTAAACCCACCAGTCAAGTAGCCTGATAATATTTTACTCGTAGTCTCGCTTCCAAGTATTCCTTCCACCATCTTTCCATCAAAGCTTGGGTCGTGCATCGGGATTCCACCGGTCGTTTCAACCTGATCTAAATCCTTTGAATACTTGAATACTATCTGATCTGGTCCGTTTGTTTCAATGAGTTCAAAACCAGAAAAACTCCACCCCTTATCATTGATAAAAGAGCGGAGTTCTTTTCCTAGCCTCCCAGAAAAAATTATCTGGGAAGGGATAGTTTGATGCTCTATGGAAAGGTCTGATATGTGAGTGTCAATCAGACTAAAAAATTCCATTGCAAACTTTGAGTCCTTATCGATAGGTACTTCAAACTTCATTCTTTTTGGCCTCTTCAGCTATTTTACGCAGGATTGCGTTAACCTTTCCTGCCTTGTTTCCATCCACCCAAAACTCTCCCTTATCGTTGCAAATGAAGTGACGAACACCGTCATCCATGCAAGAAAGCTTGTATTTGTTTGAGGTTCCATGGACTACTCCAAAGTGATAAATGAAACTTTCCCTTTCGTAGTAATTGGGACTGGCTTCTGCAAACCTAGTCAAGACGTCATAGACCTTTTCAGAGGTCTGTGTTGCCATGTGCTTCATTATCGTCTAGTAACTAGTCCTAGGATTTTTGATTCTTGTACGCTAGCGACAGCCGACTCTGCGATCGAGTCTTGGAAACGTTCATTAAGGATTTCTTCAACCTCAGCAACGCTGTCTGCGTCAACTAAATATTGTTCGTAAACCTTTTTGATTTTTCCTGTGTTGTCGTCAACTGTTTCGAATTTTACTTTTGCGATGTAATACATGTTATTTGATTTTGATTGTTAAATTTTTAATTATCTCGTTTAAATCCTTTGACTCTTTAATAAGACTGACCTCTGTCTCAAGCTGAGAAAGGGCAGTATTAAGCAATACTATTGCTGCCGCCAAGTCTATTGTGAGTTTGGGTTTGAATATCTCGTCAATAAAGTCTGAGCTCTCCTTTGATCCTATCAAGGCATCGGCATTTTGGTATATCTCTAAGCCGGCCTTTCCCTGTTCAGAGTAAGTCTTCTTGAGATCTTCTAGGCTAGGTAAGCGTCTTTTATGAAACGACATCTTATTGAGTTAAATGATTTAATCTTTATACTTTGGTTTTTGGTCTAGGTTTACCCAAATTTGGCAATTCCTTTATATTTTTTCTTGATGTCGTCTATTTCCTTGATTGCGTCATCGAACTTCTTCTTGATCTCAGGATCAACTGTGAAATCTAGAACAGTTCGACAGTTTGGGCATACTGATATTGGGTGCTTTAGAATGAAGGTCAAGTCTATCCCAAGAGGAGTCCTACAGAAAGGGCAAGGTAGTGCCATTACTGTTCTCCTTTTTGTTCTATGCTTTGGATATACGTATCCACAAGCCTAGAAACCATTTCAGGTTTAGTGTCTGACTTGAACTTAATTGTGATCTTTGCCATTCCGCTACCGTCTTCGTTCTTTCCAGAATCTACTGCTATTCCTTTTATGTTGTGAAGGTCATCCTTGTCTCTTCTTTTAAAGATGCCTAATAACTCTCTCTTGAGGTCGGATGGTTTGTTGTCACCGACTATTAACCTTGCTGAGAACTCAACGTCAAGCTCTTCTAGTCCAATAGATGAGTGATCTGCTAAGATATAAAGAGGAACGTCGAGGTCCCTATCTCCTATCTTAAATGTTGTGGTTTTTGCATTACCGTCCTGGTCAAAGTAGTTTGCCAGGTTATTGATGTGCTGTTTTTCAGCAATCCTTTGAGCTACCATGGCGGCCTCTAATAGACCGCCAACTAGCTCTTCCATGTTTAATCTTGCCATTTAGGTTTTCTTAATGGGTTTATGATTATTTAGTAGGGTCAACTGTCAATGGAATCAATGACGGTTCTAACATCTGTGTCAAGTAGTCAGAAAGCTTAAGCATTCCTTCGGTAGCTGGAAGCTGTTCTGCATGTACCTTAACGTTGTATTTTGCCGAGTTGTCTGTGCTACGTGTGTTTTCTTTGTGAGTAGCAACGCTTCCAGACATTGAAGCAGAGTACTTCATTCCCCAGAATCCACCGCTAACTGAAGCGCTGAAAGATCCTGAAGTGTCTGTGCTTGACTTGTCTACTTCAGACGACTTAACTTCCATTGTGAATTCGATATCAGCTGAAGTAATAGCTAATGAAGGAAGTGGAACCAATGGTAACATAGGAACCTTTGAATAAAGGGTCTCAAGAGATTGCTCTCCAGTGTCGCCGTTAGTCATCACTCGATTCATTTGAACGTCTAATGAACGTGCGCTAGTCACGTCTTTACCGTCCTTGTCTTTTTCGGTCACGAAAGCAACTTCACTGATGTACTTCCATGTGACTTCGTTTAGTTTCGCTTGTCCTTTCGCCATTCCAACGATTGGGCTCACGATTAGGTCTTCAATAGGAAGTCCTACAAATTGTTGAGCAACATTGTCTGCCATAATAATGGGTTTTTTTATCTAATACTAATTTTTCATAAAGAAGTTTAGTATCTAAGTTATTTATCCTCAATTATGAAGACTATACTTCTCTAGTATTCCCATGGTTTACCTTAAATACTGGAAAACGTAGAGAGTGATTTCCATGTTGATCAGTAGTCTCCTCAAAGTATTGAACGGTAACCGTTGCACCCATGATCTCTCTTATGTTTCTATAGTAATGGCGACGTTGGTCGATCGTAAAACCGCTACCTACTTGTACTTGGGATCCCTTGTGGTCGATTGTGACTGCACTTAGCATTTCTTCCTCGATCTCCTTGCCATTCACTATAACACGCTGTGGTCCCATGATCAGACCAGTCACAACATACTCAGCGTCAAAGAACTCCTTGATCTTTAGCATGTGCTTTGATCGACCCGAAGAATATTGAGTATCTTTGCGCGCAATGAGTCCCTCCCAATTAGAATCTTTAGACTGTGCCTTTAACTCTTCCAATGCGTCCTCATCCTTGATTCTTACTTGTGGAAGCATCTCTAAAACGGTAGATGATTTTAAGTCTCCCAACCAGTGTTCACGTACATCGATTCTGGTCGAAAATAAAGGAGACTCGTCTTCTCCAGCAAACTCACCAGCCTGTAAGATATCAAAAATCTGGTATCTTGGGTTATCGATGGTGTGGTCCTTGCGCTGTATCTGTTTCAGGATTCCCTGGAAGTCATCTGAACCATCTTCATTCATGAGACATAGTTCACCGTCTAGCACAAGATCAGTGATCCCTAAGCGTCTTATTTCATCTGCAACTTTTCCTAAGGTTAAAAACTCTTTACCGTTACGTGAAAAGAATCGTATGTCATCACCATGAACGAAACAGATGCATCGGACTCCATCTAGCTTTCTAGAAACAAACCAAGTACCATCAAATAGGTCTACTCCTTTCACTTTAGCTGCGTCGTGTGCTAATGCTACCTCAAAGGTTGGAATAAACTTAGGATTGACTCGATTTATTAAGGTGACAGTTGCTCTAGTCTCAAGGTTACGGTCTATTGTTTGGTAGATGAGATCTGACCACTCTTCATAATCCTTGATGAAACGGTTCATCGCCTCAATGGCAGCATGACCAGTCACATGACGTTCATTGAAATCGTCAAGCATCAGGAATAGATCGTCATA